CCGCCGAAGCCATCAGGCACTAAAGCTGAGGCATATTGTGATGCGGCAAAAAATGCCCACTTATCAAGTTGACTAGCGCTGATATGATCACCAAACCCATAGCGTGTATTTGTCAGCAGGTCCCATAAGCACCAAGCGGGATCCGTTGTCCATTGCGCTGCACCAAACGTACCGTTCCAGATGCCGCTATAAATCAACCGACCATTAGTTTGATCAACTGTTGCATTGCTAGGTATCTGTACTTTGATGCCACGAATTAAGTAGGCACGACTCGGGATGGAGCTAAATTGCTCTGCATCAACACGCAATGAAACCAACGCGCTGTTGGGATAGCGGAGCTTAGCCCATGTGATTTCAGTGTAACTTGTCCAACTGAACGCATTAGACAACTTAGCGCTGGTGCTATCGGGCGTAATCCGCGACACCTTGATGTCAACAGGGAATGCACCTCCTAATCCAATTAAATAGTCACGCTGATAGGCATCACCTGTGCGACCGCTGATTGTATCGTCGATGGCGACAGCAAAACCACCGCCGTTATACTGCACACTAATTTGCAGCCGTACAGAGGTGCCGACAACGTCACCGTTATCTTGAATCAGCTGCAGCTGTGGAACGGTAATCGTCACCCTTACGGCATTGGTGACCGTATCAGAAATCGTTCGGACAATAGGCGTATCAGCTCCAACCGTTACGCTTACGGGCTTCTCATCTTCGATGTCAGACGTGCCAGGGATGAATGCTTGATCTTGCGTGCCATTACGTGTTTGGATTTCAACGTTCTTGAAGTTGAACGTGCCGTTTGCATTTTGAAGTGGCGTGTTATTGAGGAAGATCGACTGAAGGCCATCTTTAAGTCCTTCGATTTCACCTTCGCTAAGCAGGTCGATGATTTGCGCATATTGCCTGGAATCGAGGCTATCGCGTGCCTCCGTTGGCGTTCGCTGCCCACCACCGCCGCCTTTGCCGCCTCCTCCAAAACCAGCACCAGCAATAAGCTCAGCCATCAGGCAGCCACCTGCACGGTGTCGATGCCCGCAGAGATAACAACAGAGCCCACTATCGGTTCACCATAAACGATTGGCACCGGCACGCCCTGTCTGGATGTTTGCTGGATGCCCGAGAATGAAAATGTGCGTCGTGGGTCGTTTGGACTATCTGCGCCCTGTGGCACTGATGGCACAGGAGATAGCAACTGCGCAACACCACCTAGGACAAGCACCACGCCGATATTCGCAACCGTTGCTTTAAGTGCTAGCGATCCAATCGCCGCTGTTGCTGGTATGAAGATCGACGCCACCAAGAGCAATGCACCCAAGAGAATCTTTCCAAAATCTCCAGCACCAGCCATTACAGGGGCAATCCGTATCTCAGCTGCACCTGCTGGATCATGTAGCTCCTCGACCGTCAGGTCGTACTTGCCAATACTTACGCGGTAATACTGATCCGCCATGTGGCGTTCCAGCTCCGGCCAGTTGCTTACCAAGAACCGCACGGCCTCGGCAGCACTCTCAACATCTGCTTCAAGCACACGATGACCAACAAACTTAGCCAGCTGGCCGTATAGCTTGATCTTACGCAGCATGACTCACCACCATCCTGAATCCATTATGGCGCAGACGGCGGCCAACGCATTTCATAAGCCACCCGCCTAATATATCCCGGCTTGATAATCTATGGCGCACATGATGAAGCACCATCTGATCGCCTAAGTAAACGCCAACGTGATTCAATCCATGGCCTTGTAAGTTCATCAACAACGCATCACCTGGTAGTAGTTCTTCATCTTCATCCAGCTCACGGAAGCCTGCTTCTTTCCAATAGCGGTCAAATACCGGTGCAGCTTCAAATTGCTCAGGCGTTAATGGGCGCTCCCAGTCAGGCAATGGCAAGCCATGGTCCGCGTACCAGTCGCGCACCAGCGCCCAGCAGTCCGTAGCGCCCCAACTCCATTCACGGCCGATCAATGGAGCGCGATAGCCAGATGGCTTGCAGCTGCTCCATGCTTCGAGCTTTGGGTTGACGATGTGCCATGGCAGCCCGCTGCGTTCACATGCCACGAGATCCGGCTGGCTAGGTTCTGGCGGGGTGATGGGATGGCTGTGGACTATTGCGATGATCTCACCGGCATCTTCAGCAGCGGCATAGTCATCTGGATCCATGATGAATTGACCATTGCTGATGCTTAAGTTTTTGCATGGCCAGTACCGCTTACGCCCTTTAACGATTACCACCAGGCCACAGGCTTCACGCGGATCATCCGCCTTGGCATGAGCTAAAGCTAATTGTTGCCAGTCTTCCATTAGACGATGTAAGATCCGATGCCTGGGAATGATCCGAATGGTAGCTCAGCAGTAGCGCCAAAATGATTCTTGCAGTCAGCTAATGTTTTCACGCATGTTGGCAGCCCGCCGGCATAGCCACATTCAGCCGACTTATACACCCATTGGCAGATATTTGATACGCATTGACGCTTAGGGCTGCGGATGCCAGCTAGGTCGAAGCTAGCGGCAAGTTCATATTCAACAACGTCACGAGTTTCACTTGACTTGCGGTCGATAAAATAGATTTCGCGTGGAAATTCAGCTGTAGGGTCCGGTGTGCCGAGTGGGTTTACATTACCCGGAAAGTTCACTGCATCTAAGTAGCGTGCCAGCGTGCGGATGCGTGTTACCTTCGCACCTTCAAGGCCCTCAGGCAATGTAAGCAGTAGCGCGGTGATTGTGCCTAAGATATTGCTCACGCGAATCTTAGGGCGTGGCAGCTGGCCATTGCCGCTATATTCAAAGCCGTCCGCTTCTAACGGGAATCGCAGGTAGCTATTGCCCGCCCATACCATCTGTCCATTGTTGTTTAAGTTGGCACCAGCATGAAATCGGTAAGTATCGTTCGTGCCATGCTGTGCGGTATTTAGCTGCAGCTCAAACAGCTCGATAATGGCACTTGGCGCAATGCCTTGTAGGTCGGAAACAGGAACTGCCATCAGGGCTCAAACACCTGGCGGAAGGTTGCGGTGATTGTGTTTCGATTGAATGATGTAAGCTGCTTGTCCCATGTCTCACATACCCACTTATATGATGTGGGTTCGTTTGGTGGTGTCCAGTCAAATGATGCACTATCAGCTGCGCGTGCATCAAGGAATGTTTCAATGGTATCCGAATCGGTTTCGGTGATATTGTTCCAGGTGATATTCCAGGTTTTTGGGTTTTGGTTTAAGCCAAACTGAATACGCTGCTCATACCCATCACCGAATTGTGTCTTGCGAATCTTAGGTGCTGATTGTTTGGTCAGCCCATAATCTGGTGAGATGTCGGGGAAGGTAGCCATTAGCGGTTCAAGATGCCTCCAGGGCGTTGTTGTTTGATCAATTCTGCTTGCACTGCAGCGCTGACGGCACGTCCCAGCTCTGCACCTTCCTGCTGATCGCCTTCAACGCGAGTACCCTTGGCATCTACGTTAACCACAACGTTAACATCACCGCCACCACCAACGGCTTCAACACCTAACCTACCGCTCGGTCCACGGCGTAGGGGCATGATCGCTTCTGGGCCCGCTTCACCCATCAGCCCGGTGCGCATGGTGCCGCCATCAGCGAATGGGAACAGCGTGGGCTTGTTGACTACACCACCACGAGCGAATGCTTGAACGCCATTAGCGGCGAACACGCCACCATCGGCGAAGCCTGACCCCAGCGCAGCGGTCAATCCTCCTAAGGCATTACTTTGAAGTGCAGCAACTGACGCGCCAGGATTGATCGCGCCGATGATCTGCATGAGTACGCGCTGGATCGTAAGCTGCAGGATCATCCGGGCAGTATCACGCAGCAATGAAGCAGCAAATTCCTGGAAGTTAGCGGTGCCTGTTGTTACAAGGCTGAATAAGGCATCCTCTAAGCCTTTGATGCCAGTTTGAGTTAGCTTTGCTGTTGCTTCCCCTGCAGTGCCAACTGATTCGATGTATTGATTGATCCCTTCGCGGATGCCACCGCCGATACTAAGTTCCTGCTGCTTTCGTAACTCTTCATTTTGACGCATGAGTAGCTCAACACGTTCGCGGTCTGCATCATTCATACCTTTGGTCATATCACGTATCTGCTGCCGTAGGATTACTTCTGCTTCGTTGCCATTACGCCTAGCGATGAGCAATTCTCGTTCATCCATCAACTTATCAATTGCTTCCTGCCCTTTGGCTGCGCGTGCATTTTCTAGCTGGGTGATATCAAACAACAGCTGCCGAGATACCCGACCAGCATCTACTGCAAGTTCATCCAGCTGGTTTTTCTTTACTGCTGCCGGCAGGTCTTTATCTGCAATAATAGCCGCTGCCTTCTGGCGGATTGCTAACAGTTCCTTCTGTGCATTACGTGAGAGGATTAGCTTTTCATCGCCCTGCAATCGTGCATCAAGGATTCGTGTTTCCAGGTCAAACAATTCACGGTTATTTGCCAGCTGCGCACGGCTGGATTGAAGTGCGCTAGCTGCAGCTGCAGCAGCCCTGGCAGCCTGATCACCGCCAGCAGCGATGCGGGATGCACCACCTCCGCCGCCGATAGGAGTGGTGCCACCGGTCAATGGTGGAATGGCCGCAGCAGTTCGCGGGGCTTGAGCAGGAGCTTTTATCTGGCCGGTCTGATATCCATACGCCTCAATTAAATCACGTTCACGCTGTCGCTTCACCTCCTGAAACTGACGATTGCGTTCAAATGGATCTTTGATCCGCCTTGCATTGACGATCTCTTCAGCTTCCTGCTCCGCTTGATCGAGAATACGCTTGCGGGCACCTTGATCC